CGGATCATATGGATCATCATCATCGTCTGAATCCAATCCCTTTGATATTTCCCAAAATTCATTCGAACCAAGTCTAAAACTTTTATGACTTTGCGCTTTATACCAAAAAATTTGGTCTTGCAACTTGTTCGATTTACAATTATTATTTATAACTAAACATTCAAAATTTTCTGTACATTGATCCATTACTTGAGAAAATGATTCATAAGTAGGAAACATACCTGCATAATTCTCATAAATGCGTTTTCTATTTGCAATATATGGTTCTCTCAAAATAAAAACATAATCTATATTCGTTCTTAGATTAGGTGGAATACCTAATGGATATTGCATTGTAATAACAAGCATTATTTTCCAATGACGCCCATTCATAAAAAGCAACCTCATCATTTTGTCTTTAGTCCATTTATTATCATATAAACAATCATCCAATATAACAAAAGCTCGTGGGTCAATAGTCGATTTTTCATAAGTTTCCTTTTCTTTTTTAATTTGCTTCAAAACACTTTTTTGTCGCTTCAATATATTCTCAATGATTGCCGTATTGTATTCATCGTGAATAAATAATTTTGGCACATGATCGCTAAAAAAACCATTACCAGCTTCTGTACCAGAAATAACCGTACCTATAGGAATATCTTGATGATAATAAAGAAGATCGCGAACTAAGAAACTCTTGCCAGTATCACGACGCCCTATCAATACAATAACAGGTCCTTTATTTTCATCAGGATGAAAGCTAATATTTTTCATATCGAATTTTTTTAAATCAAGGGTCATTCTTTTGTTAAACGGATATACAATTTTACAATTCATATAACGCAATACTACTAAAATCTTCCCCAAGTTGAATTAATGTATAGTTTTAGGTTTAATTGCCCATAATTTTTCATGTTATTAAAGTAATGACTTTTTCAATTTACTACCGAAAGAAGAAAAATCAACACCTTTTCCAATCTTTAGAGAAATCGGACATAGGCTTAACAAAAATGCAAAATTATATACCCATTTATGACCGGTTTTTTTCACTTAACGAGACGAATAAAAATGTCATTAATTTGAATTCATATAATTATATTACACATTTTCATAAAACAATCGATAATCATATTATTCATGGGAAAATCATGAATTCAAAAACAGAAAAAAATAAAGATTGCGAAATATTTATTAAATATGGTCCACTATTGGATCCATTAAAATACTTGGCTGGGAAATACATTGATGAAGACATATCTATCTTGCCGAGTTTTGAAATCAATAATAAAATAGATAAGGTAAATGACCATAATAATTCGGCGTATGTAGATTCTTTTATGACATATTTAACAAGTAATTTGCTTCACTGTAATAATTTTTTTCATGGTCTGGATTTTTACGGCAGTTTTCTTGGAATAAAGCAGGGATTTGAATATGATATAGTTGATGATATGGAGGCCATTCATAACAATAGTTTTTTTCATAAAAATAATAAAAAATTATTTGATCTACCTGAAAATTTTGACACCAATTATTTTGATAATTCTTCGCGCAATTATAAAAATCGTTTAACAATTGGTGATTGTGATTCAGTATTAAGTATATCATCTTTTGAAAGCGATGTTTTGGATGTGTTTAAAAATATAAAATCGTCTGGTGTTATTGAACCGTCTCCAATTGTGAGTGATGTGTATGAAAATATTTATGAATCAGAACAAAGTGTTTTCAAAATTAAAAATGAACATGATGATGATGATGATTTATCATCCACCTCGTCCACATCCATTAATGATGATCTTAATGGGGATGAAGATGAAGATGAAGATGAAGAAAATAATGATTGTGATGACGAATATACGGATTGTAGTTCAAGTGAAGATGATGAACCATTAATTGTGCGTATTAACGAATTTCCATGCCAAGCTATATTTTTAGAAAAATGCCACGATACATTGGATACACTTATGATGTCTGGCGATTTAAGTGAAGATGAATGGATATCGGCATTATTTCAAGTTATTATAATGTTATACACCTACCAGAAATGTTTCCAAATGACGCATAATGACTTGCATACAAATAATGTAATGTATATTCACACCGAAAAGAAATTTTTGTATTATTGTGTTGAAAGCGTTCATTATAAAGTTCCAACTTTTGGAAGAATATATAAGATTATTGATTTTGGGCGAGCTATTTACAAGTTCGAAGACAAAATAATATGTAGTGATAGTTATCACCCCGATGGTGATGCCGCGACTCAATACAATTGTGAGCCGTACTTTAATAAGAATAAACCTCGATTGGACCCAAATATGAGTTTTGATTTATCGCGTCTTGCGTGTAGCATTTTTGACTTTTTCATTGAAGATATGGATGATGTGGATGAAGCTAAGAAAATGAGTAAGACGTTTTCTATTATAAATGATTGGGTAACTGATGATAAGGGAAGAAATATATTATATAAGCTAAGTGGTGAAGAGAGATATCCAGACTTTAAATTATATAAGATGCTTGCGAGAACTGTACATAATCATTGCCCAAAAGACCAATTTACACGTCCGCAATTTTCACAATTTAAAGTGGGTAAGAAAAAAATTAATAAAAAGACGCACATTATGAATATTGATAAAATTTCTGTTTATTACAAGTGAATCAATCATAGAGCTTCCGCACGAGATTGTCTATTTTTATGTTTGATGTTCCGTTCTTTACGCATATATTTACAATTTTCTATCCGTCGTTCTTTTTCACATTCTTCATATTCTTCATATTCTTCATATTCTTCAAATCCAGGTATTTTATATCCATGCACTTTATATCCATTTCCCCAGTTTTCATAAGCTATTCTCGGTAAGAGATTACTTGTAATTGGTCCCAGAATCTCTCTCATAAATTTAATGTCTTTATGAACTGCTGTTAGTAATTGATTATGGGTCTGATGGTTGTCATTATTCATTTTTTAAATCTTAAACGATATAATCTTGGTAGTAGGTAATATTATATACCCTAACTAATATACCATCAATTTTTATTTATATACACAATTGACTGTGTATATAAATTGCATTATATTAGTGTAATATATATATTAGCGTTTAAAAATCGGGCTTGTTTACAAAGGCATTTGTTCCTACATGACTAACTGATGGGAAAAATTGTCCATAAATCATTGCTCCAATAATATAGCATACATATGCAATTATCGAATCCTTAACAATATGTTTTAAAGGCTTCTCATCTGTATCGTCTTTGGTAAATTTTAATTCGATCATTTTGATCGCGAAAAATATCATTGCAACTAAAATAGCATTGGTGTATATCGATTCCATAATAATAAATCATTAAATTATATTATTATGCGTTTAACGAATTTATGTGTTTACCAATTTTATGCGTTTACCAAATTATGCTAAAGGTAGTATCTCGATTTCATCCCAAACTCCTTCCTTTTTTAATTCAGTTGGTCCCGGAATAACCGAATGCACGTCTAATTCAGTTAAATCAATTTCATTTCCAATTTTAATCTTTTCATCTTCAATTGTATCCATTTCATCTTCCTTTCGTCGTAGATTATTTTCTAAACTGATCTTTTCTAAATTGGCTACTGATTTTGGAACAATGTTCGTCGACACATTTTTGTCAGAATCAATTGTATTATCTATGTCTGAGAATTGTATTTTTTGTGAATCTGATGTAGGTGTGGTTGCTCCGGAAGGTGTGCTTACTGTGATAGGTGTGCTTATTGCTTCAGGTGTGCTTGCTCCGGAAGGTGTGCTTACTGCGATAGGTGTGCTTGCTCCGGAAGGTGTGCTTACTGCGATAGGTGTACTTACTGCTTCGATATCATCCAAAATTGGCTCTTCTGATATAATTTCTTCTGTTTCTTCCACTTGCACATCTTCTTCCACGCTATCATCCATATAAACTTTTAGAATTTCTTCCACAGGAATGTTGTCTCTGATTGTATCAAGCACACATTCTTTTGTCATCAATTCAAGTTCCCTATTATTTCGTTGAATATTTAAAGGCATAATATTTTGCTCGAATAAATAAACATTTGTATATAACTTTCGCGCAACATTGATATATACATTGTGTATAAAATCGTTTAATTGAGGAATGTTAATATCGACCTTTTTATGTGTATTTCCAACACGCATGCAGGTTAGACTTTTTAATTGAATAATATGCACACATGTGATTAAATCTTCCAAGTATCCACACTTGCTATAGTCGATAATACGTTTTGTTTCAGTATCAATAATAGAAGCATTCCACTTGGGTACACGAGAAAGAAAGTTTTGAAATGTCATTAAATACTTGTCATGTTCGTCGTTTTCCGAACATAATTGGATTGCTTCTTTAAAAATTGATCGGAATCCTTGAATAACCAAAGGTGTGAGAATATGAACCAGTCTTGCCCCCCATTCGTTGCGTGATTCTTGAAGACTCGTCATTGAATAATCGTCCATTTACATATTTCATATATTTTCTAAAGTATCGTCAATACGTATTAACATATAATTTATTAATATCAACATACACAACTGTTCATCTCTAAATTCCTTCTTAATCTGTTGAAATAAAATCAATAACCTATATTTTCTACTGTATGTTATGTTTAATTCTTCATGAGAAAGTGATTCGAATAATTTAATTATATCTAAACCGCTAAATCCTTTATTATATAATTGGGTTGTCAGTTTCATAATATCAGTAGCACAAGATTTATCAGTAAAAATCAACTTCCGCAGTTTTTGTAAACGTTTTTTTTCTTCTTGTTCAATCTTGTATTGTTTATTTAATGCATATGTGTACAAATTCATTTCATGACCATTTATAATTGGTGTGGGAACATGGATCTCACAAAATCGCGATATAATTGGTTTTAAAAGGCGAAATTTGTCTTCTACAACAATAAAGAATCTTGTTGAGTGACTAAATAATTCTATACATCGACGAAGAGCTGATTGTGCATCAATT